TAATGCAGCCGTTTGTGAATAGCTGACATAACTTTCATGCCGCGCTCTAGCATAGCCACTGTAGTGCCCACAGGAGCCGCTGTATTGCCGTCTCCAGTCTGTTGGTCTGCTAGTGAAACGAAACGTCTTCCGCCCTCTATGAGTGCTCCTAGCAATTGTGCTAGTGTACCCGAGGGTTCCTTGTACGGTAACGGTATAATCGCATCCCGTATGTTGCCGCCCGGTGCATCTATGTCCCGCCACTCACCCGGTTGTAACGGCTCGTCATCATTACGAACCCTCACACCCCTAGCCTTGAATCCTGCCGGGAGGTTTGCAAGTGTACCCGCATCGATTAACTGTCGAAGGATACTCGTTGCCGCACGACCAAGACCACCAATCATGTGGATCAGACCAAAGCCATAAAAGCCTAGACCTGGCATAAACTTATAGTGCACAAAGTATTGTGTCTTCTTTGCAAGCCCCGCACCCTCTTCAAAGTTACGACGTATACCTAGAATCTTTCCAGATCCCTCATCAATCGTAACAATGTAAGGAAGTGCTATCCCTGTTGGTTCACCATTAGGAGCCATGTCTTCAAAACCCTCAAGGTCTAGATCGACATGCATCTCTAGAATAGTGAACACTTCGTCTGTGTATGTGCGAGATGTACCCTGTATCTCGTCTATCTTCTGACGAACCTCGTTCTCACCCTCTTCATACTTGCTTAGTTCTACATCTCTGTAGATCCCCGCGATTTGCATCTTACGAACATCATTCGCGTCCATGCGTAGAACATGCGTAACACGAGAAGCAGTCGCCAGATCCGATGCAGCATAAGGTACAACGAGATCCTGCGCCGGAATAAACTTAGATACAGCCCTTTGTTTCGCTTGATCAAAATATACTTTCTTAAATGTAGAACCAGACAACGGTAGATAGAATAACAACTGATCCATGTCTGGGTCAAACTCTTCCATGACCTCCATGATCTGATAGTTCATGAAGTTCTTAACACGAGAAGCTTGTTCTTCTCTAGCTGCATCCTGTAAACCCAAGACTTGAGTCTTTACTGGACCGCCAGATGGTAACAGTTCTTTATATGCCTGCGCTTGAAACTGAGTAACACTTTCCGCAATCAGGGGATGAGTGACTCCAGAAGCTCCTTCAAATGGCTGAGAGCGTTCCTCATGCTTGACACCAAGCTGATCAAGACCCTTAGTATAAGTCTCTTCCCACTCTGAACGAGACTCCATATCCTCTTCATAAGACCCCCTAAGATCCGTAGAAAGTTCTCCAAGATACCCATCATCTAATAACTCCGCTATGTTTGCGTCATGTGGAACCTGTTGCTCTTGCTCGGCTCCCATAAGAGCTTCTGCCAAAGCCTGAACGACTGCACCACCTTGCCCATCAGAAATAACTTCCGCGCCACCTTCAAAAGTTTCTGGTTGTGCAACTGATATATCAACTGACGCTTCATTGGGTATCATGTCCTCGGGCCTGATACCTGAATCTACTAGAGGTGGTAATGCCATCAATAATACTCCCGCTTCTTGCGATATTCTTCTTGTTCTTCATTCTCACCGTGTAGAGAGATAAACCCTCCTTGGCGAAAACGCATTAATGCTAACGTCATACTATCACAAAAGTCATCATGATCGCCATTAGGAAATGAAACAACTTCTTCTATGACTTCATCTGCAAATTTCTTGTCCGTTGGTGCCCATACTACACCCGCTTCAAACAATGGCGCAACCATGTGCATTCGCGTTACCTTATCACGTCCTTTGCCTGGAGCAAAGCCTAATGCAGGAATACCACGTAAACGCAACTCGTCAATCAACGGTGTACCAGTAGCTTTTGCCTCCACAAGTACCATATCTGGCTCCCAATACTCGTACTCTTGGTAGGCTTTCTCCTTTAATTCAGGGAAATTCCACCTACCCCGCTGCGCATCCATCAATACTATGTTGTCAGGTCCACCTTCTTCTGGTTCAAACACCCCCCAAGTAGTAATCGCGCTGTAATCAGCCGTTTCTTTCTTGGAAAACGCGGTATCATAGGACTGAAGTATGTATTTTACAGGGGGAATCTCTTCTTTTTCCCACGGTTGCCACCATTCCCGCTTAACTATGGCAGATTCGGACGTAGTTGGCGTTTGTTGCCACTGTGCATTCCATTTTCCCACAGGAAGTGATGCTTTTATTCCCAGTAAAGCGTCTTTGTCCCAGAACTCAGGCCATAATGGGTCATCTGATGGTAGAATTGCAGGAAATTCCACAACTTCCCACTGATCTGCCATGACATCACTGCCCTGTGCCGCTATCAAACGACCTGTCAAGTCCTTTTTACCCCATCGAGTCATAACAATTATGATCGAACCACCCGGTTGAAGCCTCTGACGAGGTCCAGAAGTGTACCATTCATACGCATTGTCGAATGCGCTCTCGCTTAGAGCGTCCTGTTCCGAGTGAGGGTCGTCAATGACAAACAAGTCCGCACCACGACCAGTAACCGCAGCCCCAACACCCGCCGCAAAATACTCACCACCCTTGTCGGTTTGCCATTTACCCGCTCCTTTGTTGTCTTCTTTCAAGTTAGTATCAGGAAAGATGTCTTTATATTGTGGATCGTCTATAAGATCACGAACCTTGCGTCCAAAACGAACCGCAAGTTCCGTATTGTGTGTAGCTTGGATGATCTTGAGCTTTGGATTACGCCCCAGAAACCATGCAGGCATCAAGAAACTAGCAAACTCAGACTTGGAATGACGAGGTGGCATGTTAATGATCAAACGTTTTAACTTACCCTGCGCCACTTGCTCAAGCTTTTCCGCAATAACTCGATGGTGCCTGCCCTCAATAAAGTTCTCATACACATGATGAGCAAAGGGCATGAAATAATCTTGCGCTTTTTCACGCAGATCTAATGTTTTCTTAGCCTCCGTAAGGGCTAGTATCTCTTTCAGAGCTTCTTCTGGTAAGGCGTGTAAGTTCATGCGCTACGTGTTGTTGGTCGTACCCGACGTGTTGAAGTTACAGTCTTACGACGTTGACCCGGACTTACCCGTCCAACATTACCCGCCATACCTTTGTTCCTTTCGTTTTCAAAATATGGATTATATTGCTTTGAAGAGATCCCCGCTCGTTGACGAGCCGAAGAAACTGTCTTCTGGCACATTGGACCATCGGCAGTTTCAATCGTCGTATATCCTTCAGGACACTCAGTAATCGTGTTTCCATCCTTATCTGTTGTAATAATCGGTGGAACCAAGACATCCATTGGTTCTTCGACTTCGTCCTCAACAACCTCTTCTTCTAACTCAACAACCTCTTCGTCATCCTCTGGAGGCTGATCGGTTGTAATCAACGTAGTAACATTAGTATCCGTGGTAGTATCTACATTGGTTTTCGTGTCATCTGTCGTATCGTCCGTTGTGTCATCTGTCGTATCGTCCGTTGTGTCATCTGTCGTATCGTCCGCTATTTCGACTTCCGTTGTGTCGTCTGTCGTATCGTCCGTCGTGTCATCCAAGGCCAATTCTAATTGCTGATCGGTGTCAGTGTCATCTGCTATTTCAACAACCTCTGCTACGTCTGTATCTGTATCTGTGCCTAAATTCGTCCCTTCAGTTGCTGCCTCCTCACGTAAAGTAGTTGTTTGGTCATCAATAGCTGTCGTAGTCTCGTCAAATACTTGAATCGCGTTATCAAGATCTTCGTTAGCATCAACCTCTGCTTCACGGCCCGTATTGGTGTTAATCAAGGTAGTAGTTCCATTCGCGTTAGGAATAACCTGAATGTTACTTCCACCACCAATACCTGTGGCCTCATCTGTTAACGCATCTGATTTAGGTGCAGCAGGGATATCTACTGGAATAGTCTCAGAACCAACTCTCCTGACTCCTGCATTTGCAACCATCTGTCCTAGTTCATCCATTGTAAGACCTGTTGATCCCTGTAAATTTTTCAGAACATTCTGATCTACACCACCTGTTGTAGCAACTAAGTCGTTAATAATTTCCTGTGCAGCCATAGCTTCCATGGCTGTTGCACCGCTTACATCCCCGACGTTACTAATTCCGGCCTGTGCCATTGACTCTGCGGCTTCTTCATATGCTGACTGTACACCAACTGGACTTTGCGCAGGCTGACCTGCTGTCGCGCCTGTTGGGACAAAGGTGTTTGGATCAACTGTTTTGCCCATGTCTAACGTAGTAGCGGCAACATTTGGAGTCGAACTTACACCTTGACCAATCCCACCTTGAACCATTTGAGCCGGAACGCCCATACTTAAATCTGTATTCAAACCTGTGCCTACATTAAACGCCAAGTTCGTACCAACCTGCTCTCCGCCCTCGGTCAAACCGCCAGAGATTCCTGCGCCACCAAGTTTAAACGGAGCCTGAACAACCGCAGGCGCTTTACCAAGTACACCTGGGATTCCTGTGTAACCTAACCCAAGAGCTAGAGCCGCGTCCCCCGCACCCGCAATCGGACCCGCTGTAACCAAGGAAATATCAGTTGCTGCGTCACGCATCGCTTGCTCCGCTAATGCAGTATCGCCACCGTATTTTTTATCCGCCAGTGCCTGCACATCTACCGTGCCATCCGAGATAGCTTGCGAGATTCTGTTTTGTGCTTCC